GACCCCGTGTCGTATCGGCAGCGCGAGCGGATCCCGGCGGAGGACATGATCCACCTGTTCGTCCCGTTCCGGGTCAACCAGCGCCGGGGCGTGCCCTGGGCCTTCGCGGTCATGGCGAAGACGAACGTGCTCGACGGGTACGAGGAGGCGAAGCTGGTCGCCGCCCGCGTAGCCGCCGCGAAGATGGGCTGCATCGAGACGGCGGAGGGAATCTACGTGGCCGATGACCAGGACGGGGCCGGGAAGCAATATATCGAGGCCGAGCCGGGGACATTCCCGATCATGCCGCCCGGGACGACGATGAACATGTTCGACCCGCAGCACCCGACGACGGCATACCGGGATTTCGTCAAGCAGGTGCTCCGGGCGATCGCCTGCGGGCTCGAGGTGTCCTACAACAGCCTCGGGGCCGATCTCGAGAGCGTCAACTACAGCTCCGTCCGGTCCGGCACCCTCGAGGAACGCGACGGCTGGAAGGCGATTCAGGCATGGCTGATCGAGGACCTCTGCGAGCAGGTCTTCGAGGGCTGGCTCCGGATGCAGGTCCTGGCGCGCACGCTCGATTTCGAGCCGGCAGACATCGACCGGATCTGCGGCGCGGCCGTCTGGCGCGGCCGGTCCTGGTCCTGGGTGGATCCCCTCAAGGACGGCAAGGCGAACACGGAATCGCTCGCATCCGGCATGGCCACGCGGACGGATCTCCTGGCGGAGCAGGGGAAGGATTTCGAGGAGCACATCGACCAGCTCGTCTACGAGCAGGAATACATGCGCCGCAAGGGACTGACGCCTGATGCTGCGGCGAAGACGGATTCGGGCCAAAGCGACGGGGACGAGGCTGACGGCGGGGAAGGGAAGAACAAGAACGGCGGCAACGGCCGCTGGAAGGAGACGCAGCATGGATCCGAAACTCAGGCAGCTCATTGACGAGATCAACGGGGGCAAGGCGGGCGGCCGCCTGTCCCGCCATGTCGACATGGAGTGCCGGGCCGCCGAGGGAAAGGAGGGGGTCTACGAACTGTCCTTCTCCAGCGAGTCCCCCGTCGAACGCTGGTGGGGAATCGAGATCCTGGACCACGGACGCAGCGCGGTGCGGATGAACAGGCTCAATTCGGCGGGCAGCCTTCTGTTCAACCACAATCGCGACAGACTCATCGGGGCCATCGAGAACGCCCGCATCGACGAGAAGGCGCGCCGCGGCCGTGCGGATGTCCGCTTCTCCCCGTCGGCGCTGGGTCAGGAGAAACGGGCCGAGGTGGATGCCGGCGTGCTCCGGACGACGTCCGTGTCCTACATCATCCACGCCATGGTCCTCGAGAAGGAAGAGGAAGGCGTGCCGACCTACCGCGTCACCGACTGGGAGCCCCTCGAGGTGTCCCTGGTCACGATTCCGGCCGACCCCGGCGTGGGCGTGGGCCGTTCGCAGCAGATCCCCGCCGGCCAGGGCGTCGGCGTGAAAACCAATCCTGACAAGGAGGAAAAAACGATGGACGAGAAAGAGATTCAGAAGCGAATCGACGACGCCCGGAAGCAGGGCGGCGACGAGGAGTTCAACCGGGTCAAGGCGATCCTGGGACTCGTGAGGGATGGCGACAACCAGCGCTTCGCCGACGTGGCCCTGCGCTACGTGGAAACCGGCGCGGGTCCCGACGAATTCAAGCGGGCCCTCGAGGAGCTCAAGCGGCTCAACCCGAAGCCGGTCGTCGACCCGGATCCCGCCATCGGCCTGTCCGATCGCGACATCCGGCAGTTCTCGATCGTGCGCGCAATCCGCGCCCTGTCCGAGGGCAACCGCGGCTTGGCCGCCTTCGAGTTCGAGTGCTCGGAGGCCGTGGCCAAGCGCCTGCACAAGTCTCCCCGGGGGTTCTTCGTCCCCTATGACGTCCTGCGGGAGAAACGCGACCTGACGAAGGGAACCACCACGGCCGGCGGCCACCTCGTGGCGACGGAGCTCCTGGCGGCCTCCTTCATCGAGCTGCTCCGGAACAAGATGCTCCTCCGCCGCCTCGGGGCCCAGGTCCTCGGGGGCCTCGTGGGCGACATCGCCATCCCGAAGCAGACGGGCGGCGCGACGGCCTACTGGGTCGGCGAGAATACCGCCGTGACCGAAAGTCAGCAGACCTTCGGGCAGGTCGCCCTGTCGCCCCGGACGGTCGGGACGTACACGGACATCTCCCGGAAACTGCTCATCCAGGCCTCGCTCGATGTCGAGGCCTTCGTCCGCAACGACCTGGCCACGGTGCTGGCCCTGGCGATCGACTACGCCGGCATCAACGGCCTGGGATCCGGCTCCAGCCAGCCGCTGGGCATCCTGCAGACATCCGGCATCGGGGCCGTCGCCATCGGCACCGACGGAGGCGCCCCGACCTGGTCGCACATCGTCGACCTCGAGACCGAGGTGTCGATCGACAATGCCGACGTGGGCGCGCTGGCCTACCTGACCAACGCGAAGGTGCGCGGCAAGCTCAAGAAGACCTTCACCAACGCCACCTACGGCGAGATCCCCGTGTGGGGGAAGGGAGAGGAGCCCGGCTTCGGCGACCTCAACGGCTACCGCGCCGGCGTCTCCAACCAGGTCCCGAGCAACCTGACCAAGAACGCGGGGTCGAACCTCTCGGCCATCATCTTCGGAAACTTCTCCGACTACATCATCGGAGAGTGGGGCGCCATCGACATCCTGATCGATCCCTACACGGGAGGCGCCGCCGGCACGGTCCGCGTCCGGGTGCTCCAGGACGTCGACGGGGCCTGCCGCAGGGCAGAGTCCTTCTCCGCCATCGTCGACGCATCGACCACCTGATAATACCTGACGTCCCGGGGCGGCCTTCCTCGTGCCGCCCCGGGAGAATCGACAAAGGAGCAATCCCATGAAGATCATGGTTTTGAGAAATGTCTTCATCGGCGGCAAGGTCTTTGCCGAGGGGAAGCCGGCGGACGTGACGGAAAAGGACGCCAAGACCCTCATCGCGATGAAGAAGGCCCGGGCCATCAAGGCCGAGGACGCCGAGGCGACTGAGAAAGCCCTCCGCGAGGATTCCGAGAAGGCCCTCGCGGGGAAGCTGATCGACGCTTCGGAGGACAAAGGAGGAAAAAAGAAATGATCGGCGACATCCAGAACTACGACGTCAAGCAGGTCCTGCCGCTCGCGGTTCGCGCTGCCACCTACAAGGGGCCGGAATTCGACATGTCCCACTACCTCGGGCCCGCAAAGGCGATCCTCGCTGCGGAGGCCCAGGGATCCGGCGTCACGCTCAACGTGAAATTCCAAGCCTCGGATCCAGCGGCCCTGGGCAGCAACTACAACGAGACGGGCGACACGGACAAGCCGTTGAACAAGGTCACGAGCGGCAAGACGAAGGTTGCCGTCCAGTTCACCCAGTCCGGGGCCCGCAGCGTGAAGCGCGTCGCGCTCAAGCTGAAGAAGGCCGGCACGATCGCGTCGGACAAGATCCTGACGCTGACCATCGAGACGGACAGCTCGGGGGCGCCGTCCGGCACCGCCCTGGGCACCGCCACGATCCTGGCCAACAGCGTCGGGGCCGCCTACGACTGGTACGACTTCGTTTTCACGGCTCCCGTGGACGTGGCCAACTCGACCGTGTACCACCTGGTGCTCACCAGCAACTACACGGCGTCGGACAGCAATTACATCAGCTGGCAGGGCCTCACCGTGGCCTCCGGGGGCAACGCCGAGGACTACACCGCGTGGGCCGACATCGCCACGCTGAGCCTGCTGTACCGGGTCTTCCAGTACAACTTCGCCGATGTCTCCGGCGCGGCATTCACCGAGGTCGGCAACGCGGCCGCCTTCGAGGCGATCCACTTTGCCGTAGGCGATGCGAAACGGATCGTCCGGGCCGTGGCCACCGTGGCCGGCGGGACGGCGACGGGCAACTCGTCGTGCGTCATGCTGGCCCACAAGCGGTTTGCCTAGTCGCCGTAGCCCCTCCCGGGCCGCAAAGGCCGGGAGGGGCCGTCAACCGGAAGATGAGAGACCCATGAAAAAAGTCATCGCCTTTCTGTTTCTCGCGATCCTCGTCCCCGTTTCGGCCTGGCCGTCTCCCTTCGTGGCCAGCGATCCTTATCCTGCTTCTGGAGTGCAGCCTGACGGTTTCGCTGTATCTGTGGATGGCGGCGCTGTGGTGGAGTCTCCGGCACAGGCCGTGACGGGCGGCGTGCGCATGTACTTCGACATCGGGGGCCTCCCGGCGGGATCGCACACGATCACGGTGCGGGCCTACAAGAATTACCCGGAGCCGTGGACCCGAAAGGAGAGCGATCCCGTAAATTTTACGTTCACGGTTCCTGCAGCGCCGTCCGCACCGGCTGGTATTGGACTCACCAGGTGACCTGCACCTGGAAACTGATGGCGAGGTGATCATGGATATCGGGACGGCAATCGCGATCTGCGGGGTCTGCTTCTCGGTCGTCGCCATCGTGTTCAAGGTGGTTTCCCCGCGGCCGTGCACGAAGGAACACTGCCAGGACCACTCCGGAGTCGTCGAGGCCATCAAGGGCGTCAACTCGTGGCTGAGCAAGATCGACGGCAAGGTCGACAAGCTGCTCCGAAACGGCATGGGATTATGACGAAGAACGAAATGCAGCATGTTTTTCTCGGCAACGCGGCCCGCCTGATCCGGTGGATGCAGGAGCATTACGAGGGGTACTGGGTCGTCGGCGGCGATTTGTGGCGTGACCGCGAGGTGTACAGGCAAATCGGCAAGGGGTCCGGCGTGAGCCTGCACTTCGAGCGGCTTGCCCTCGATATCCCCATGATCGACCGGAAGAAGAAGGCGCTGGTGGCGGACAGCGGGGTTTACCGGCCTGCCGGGGAGTACTGGAAGTCCCTGCACCCGCTGAACCGGTGGGGCGGCGACATCCCCGGGGACGGCAACCACTTCTCCATGTCCCCGGACGGGAGAATCTGAGGGGAGGACCATGAACGGCAGAGGGCTCACGACCATCGAGATCATGATCATCCTGGCGATCCTGGCGGGACTCGGCATCGGGGGCTGGATCGGGAGCCAGGACCAACCCGTCGTCATCAACCCGCCCGCACAGGCGGAGAAGGCGAAATGAAGGCCGAATTGAGACCCGGCGACTACTTCTGCGTGCGGACCGGTTCCTGGGTGTCGGGCGCCATCCTGGCGGCCCAGAAGATCAAGTCGTTGGATCATGATAGTTCGTACAACCATGCCGGAATCGTCGTGACGAGCACGGGCGTCACCTTCGAGGCCCTGCGGAAGATCGCGCACTATAATCTCGACAATTACATCGGATGCAGAATCCTCATTGCTCGTCATGTGAGGATGACGACCTCGGCGTTCATGCGCGGCTACCATGAGGTGAAGAAGTGGGACGGGACTGTCTACCCGTTCTGGCGTCTGTCCCTGCACGCCGTCGGCCTTGCGAATCTCCTCCATGTCATCAAGGTTCCCGTGTGCTCCGAGCTTGTCGTCGAGCATGCTAGATGCGCGGGCCTTGTCACTTACAACGGCTACGGGTGGAGTCCAGACAATCTCGCGGACAAATTCACCAATTACAAGTGCTATGATATCGTGTACGAGGGGGAATGGCATGGACTTGAGGGAAAGGCTGAATGATCTGCATACGACGATACCGGGAACTGTTGGTCTTGTCTTTGTCGTCCTAGCGTCTGCCTACGACGCAATCCTGAGCGGTTACGAATATCTTCGTTCAATCGGCATCCGCATCGAGCTGACGGAATCATCCTTGATGAAGATCGCTGTCGCGGCGGTCTGCATCGGCCTGATCCTCAGTTACGGCAGGAAATCTGCCGAGAAAGGCGGGGATAGATGAGCGTGTTCTCGGATTCCGTCGAAAGCGACCTCGACATCTTCCTCAACGATGACGAGTTCGCCGTACAGGCAGACCTCGGGGAAGGGGCCGATCCGCGATATATCAGCGTCATCATGGACATGGTTCCCGAACTCGTCGAAGGGATTTCGTCGAGCGTCCGTACTGCCAGGCGGGACGCGATCTGCAAGACAAGCGATCTGAACGGCACGTCCGTCGGTCAGCATATCTTCGTGGATGATGTCGAATACGAGATCATTGACATGCAACCGGACGGAACGGGGCTTACGACGGTTTCGCTGATGAC